AATGCCGCGGCACGACATCCGCGCCGCTCAAGCTCATCCAGCACCGGCGCCTCATGGACGCGCTCGCGCGGCTGCTCACGCTCTACGACGAACCGTCGTCCTACGCGATGGAATTGCGGCGGCTTGTTCGCCGTCTATTCCGCGACGGCGTCGAGTTCAAGCCACGCGTGCCGGCAGCGAAATGGTGGGTGCGCGATCGCGAGGCGTTCGACGCCACGCTCGACGAATTGCGCCGATTCCTTCGCCTTGAGGACTGACGCGTGACGCTCGAGCCGCAGCACATCATTGGGATCGTCGCGCTCATCAGCTCCGTGCTCGTCTTCGCGCTCGGCCTGTACATGAACCGGAAGTTCAAGCAGCAGGACGACCACGAAGACCGCATCCGTGATCTCGAGCTGCAGATGGCCTCGCACTACCCGAACCGCGACGCCGTCGACGCGGCGGTCGAAAAGGCGATGAGCCCTCTGCGCGAGTCGCTCGGCAAGCAGGACGCGAAGCTCGATGAAATGAGTTCGCTTCTACTCAAACTCGTCCACAACCGAGGTATCGCATGAGCATCAAGAACAAGAACCTGCAGCGCGGTATCGGCTGGCTGCTTATCGCCGTGATCGGCTTCTACGTGCTTGGCTATCTGCCGAAGTTCGGAGTGCCGGAGTACACGGCGCGCGCGCTCGGATCGTTGTTCAAGATCGCCGCTGTCGTGTTCGGCAGTTACCGCGTGTCGCGCGACGTGTTCAAGATCGACCCGAGTCAGACCGCGGACCCGACGGCGTTCGCCCTTCTCCAGCTGGCGCGCGCGCTTCTGTGCGGCTTGTTCGCGGTGGCTGTATGCGTCAGCGTGTAATGCGCGCCACAGCGTGGGTCGTCGTGCTGTATGTGGTCGCCTTGGCGGGGATACTCGCTGCGGCTTTCGCGCAGCCAGCGCACGGCGCCGAGCCGACGGTGCCCGCTCGCTGCTGGCAGTACCAGCGCGAGTTGGCGTCCCAGGCACGCGCTGTCTTCGGACTCGATGCTCCGATCGCCGATCTCGCAGCGCAGATTCACCAGGAATCTGGCTGTCGAGCAGATGCCACCTCGTCGGTCGGTGCGCGGGGCCTCACGCAGTTCATGCCATCGACGGCGACGTGGCTCGCCGCGAAGTATCCGACGCAGCTCGGCCCCGCCGACCCGTATAACTGGCGCTGGGCGATCGCCGCGCAGGTGCTCTACATGCACGAGTTGACGCGCGGCAACCCCGGCGCGACCGAGTGCGACACCTTTGCATTCGGACTGTCGAGCTACAACGGCGGTGAGGGCTGGCTGCATCGCGATCAGGGCGTGTGTCGCGCGCAGCGCGCGCCCTTTCCGGGCCACTGCGCGCCGTGCGAGGCAGACCGGTGGTTCGACAACGTCGAACTGTCGCCTGACCCGCGCCGAGCCGCTGCGGCGATCCGCGAGAACCGCGGCTACCCGCAGCGGATCATGTTGCAGCTGGCGCCGGTCTACACCGACGCCGGCTGGGGGCGTTCGATCGCGTGCGGGGTAGAACCGTGATCCGCGCCTGGCTCACGGCGAATGCGCTGTACCTCGCGCTCGGCGCGCTGCTCGCCGTTTCGACCTTCGCCGGTGTGCAGACGCTGCGCCTCGCGAACGCGAAGACCGAGATCGCGCAGACGAACGAGAAGATCGAGGCCGCGAACGCGAAAGCCGAGAAGGCCGCGCGCGAAACGAACGCGTCGATCCTCGACACGATCTTCGCCGGCGCCGACATGTACGAACGAGGTAAATCCGATGCGCAAGCTGAATCTGACCGCGTTGTTGCTGGCCTCAACGCTGGCACTCTCAAGCTGCGGCGCGAGTGGGCCATGTGCGAAACCGGCCGTTTGGCCGACGGTGCCGCCGCTACCGCCGAACTTGGCGAAGCCGAGCGACGCCGGAACGAAAGTGCGGGCCGAATTGTTCGAGCCACAGACGAGTGCGTCGCCGAAAAAGCCGCTGTAGTCGCCACGTACAACGGCGTGCGCGACAAGATCAACAAGGGCGCGCCGTGGTGAAAGAGCTTTCTCCGCGCCAACTCGCGTTCGCCGCCGCATACGCCAAGCATGGTGTGGCCGAGCGCGCTGCGGTTGATGCGGGATACAGCGACAAGACTGCCGGTGCGCAGGCGAGTCGTTTGTTAAAGAATGACGGTGTACGCGCCGAGGTCGCGCGATTGAAGGGGAAAGCGACCGCCAAGGCCGAGGTCGACATCGAGCGCGTCGTGCGCGAGCTGTCGCTGATCGGTTTCGCAGATCTCGCCGAGTTCGTCGAATGGGGGCCGGACGGTGTGCGGCTCAAGGCAAGCGATACGCTCGATGCGGAACGCCGTCGCGCGATCGTCGAGGTGAGCGAAGGCAAGTTCGGCGTCAAGATCAAGCTCGCCGACAAGAACAGCGCGCTTGAGAAGCTCGGCCGCTATCTCGGCATGTTCATCGACAAGGTCGAGCATTCCGGCAAGATCGAGACGACCGCGCCCGTGGTGAATCTCACGCTGACCAGCAAGGGAGTGAGCGGTGGCTGACGGCGGCTCCGCGCTCGACCTGCGTCTGCACGAACGCCAGACCGAGGCGTTCCTGTCGCCGGCGACGGAAATCCTCTATGGCGGCGCGGCCGGCGGCGGCAAGTCGCATCTCATGCGCGTGCTCGCCATCATGCTGTGCGCCGAGGTGCCGGGCTTGCAGGTCTACCTGTTTCGCCGGCTTTCGGACGACTTGTACAAGAACCACATGGAAGGCCCGGGCGGATTTTTCGCATTGCTCGCCCCGTGGATTGGCGCTGGCTGGGTCAAGTTCAACGCGTCCAAGAACTTCCTCGAATTCTGGAACGGCGCGAAGGTCTGGCTGTCGCACTGCCAGTACGAGAAGGACAAGATCAAATACCAAGGGCCGGAGATTCATGTTCTCCTGGTCGACGAGCTGACGCATTTCACCGAATCGATCTACCGCTACCTGCGCGGTCGCTGCCGTCTCGGCGGCCTGAAGGTGCCGGAAAAGTACGCGGGCAAGCTGCCGCTCGTGCTTGCGGGGTCTAACCCGGGTGGCGTCGGACACAACTGGGTCAAGGCCGCTTTCATATCACCGGCCAAGCCGGGCGAGATTCGCGAAATGCCGAAGGAAGAAGGCGGCATGCGCCGGCAGTACATCCCGGCCAAACTCGCTGACAACCCGACGATGTCCGAGAACGATCCCGACTACGCGGATCGTCTCGCCGGCCTCGGCAATGCCGCGCTCGTGAAGGCCATGCTTGACGGCGATTGGGACATCGTCGCCGGCGGCGCACTCGATGACGTCTGGTCGCCGCGCGTCATCCTGCCGCGATTCGCCGTTCCGGCCGGTTGGCGAGTGGATCGTTCGTTCGACTGGGGCAGCGCGAAGCCATTTGCGGTGATCTGGTGGGCGGAGTGCGATGGCACCGAGGCGACGCTGCCCGATGGCTCGCGTTTCGCGCCGCCGAAAGGCAGCCTGATCGCGCTGCACGAGTGGTACGGCGCGAAGGGGCCGAACGAAGGCCTGCGCCTGCCGTCCGGAGAGATCGCGGCCGGCATCAAGGAACGCGAGAAGCTTCTGACGGCCAGCCGCTGGATCACCGCGACACCGATTGCTGGGCCTGCCGACAACGCGATCAGCGCTGTATCGCAGCCAGGCACGCCGACCATCGCTGACGAAATGGCGAAGGCCGGTATTCGGTGGACCGAGTCCGACAAGGCGCCGGGCACGCGCAAGATCGGCCTCGACCTGCTGCGCGCGCGGATCAAGGAGGCCGGCAAGGAACGTCCAGAGGCACCCGCGCTTTTCGTCATGGATCACTGCCGCGAGCTGCTTGCGCACCTGCCCGTGCTGCCGCGCGACGCGAAGAATCCAGACGACGTCGACTCCGACGCCGAAGACCACGACTACGACGCGACACGCTACCGCGTGCTCGCTACGCGCCGCTCCGTCCGCACCGAACCCCTGAGGATTTGACCATGACGATCACGGTCGACCAGCGATCGCCCGAATCCGCCGCGATGCTGCCTGCATGGGCGCTTGTCGACGACCTGCTTGGAGGGACGGACGCCATGCGCGCCGCTGGCGAGCGCTACCTGCCGAAGCGCCCGCTTGAGGACGATCGCGACTACAAGGCGAGGCTGAACGCCGCAACGCTGCTGCCCGCACTGGCGGAGACGATCAAGAAACTTATCGGGCGCGTGTTCGCGGAGCCGATGCTGATCGGCGATGACGTGCCGCAGTGGGTTGACGACGAAGTGCTGCCCGATGTCGATCTGCAAGGGCGCAATCTGCACGTCTTTGCGCGCGAATGGTTCGACGAGGCGCTCGGCTACGGCCTGTCGCATTGCATCGTCGAGTCGCCCCGCGTCGATGGCGTGCGCACGCGCGCCGACCAACGCGCAGCCAACCTGCGCCCGTACCTGATCCGCATCCATCCGCGCCGCGTGCTCGGCTGGAAGGTCGTCGACGGCAAGCTGACTCAGGTGCGCATCGCATTCGAACGCGTCGTCGACGACGGCGAGTTCGGTCAGAAGACGGTCGCCCAGGTGCGCGTGTACGAGCCGGGCCACGTGCGCACATTCGAGGCCAGCGGCAAGGACGGCACCTATGTGTTCGTCGATGACGTGCCAACTGGACTCTCTCGCATCCCGCTGATCACGCTGTACACGAAGCGCACCGGCATGTTGACGGCGACGCCGCCGCTGCTCGATCTCGCGCATCTCAACGCCAAGCACTGGCGCGCGCAGTCCGGCAACGATGCGCTGATCGACACGGCATCCGTGCCGATCCTGTCGATCTCCGGTGTGCAGGAAGGCGACGACATCGTGATCGGCGCCAAGCACGCCGTGCGGTTGCCGTCCGGTGCCGAAATGAAATACGTCGAGCACACCGGCGCGGCGATCACCGCTGGGCGCGAGGCCCTGGCCGATCTCGTCGAGGACATGCGGCTCGCCGGGGCAAAGCTGTTGCAACCGGTGCAGGCAGGCAAGAGCGACGCGCAGGCCAGCGAGGACAACACCAGCGGCAACAGCGAACTTGGCGGCATGGCGACGCAGCTGCAAGACACGCTCACCGACCTGCTCGACGTCATCGGCGAATATCGCGGCGACGCGGCGGGCGGAACCGTCGAACTGCGGCCAAACCTCGATCCCGATCCGACGCCGGCGAACACGCTGACCGCGCTGATCGGGTTGCGCAATGCCGGTGCGCTGTCCGACGAGACGCTGTTCGGCGAAGCGCAGCGCCGCGGCCTCGTCGCCGGCGACATCACATGGGCGGACGAAGCCGAGCGGATCGCGGCGCAGGGGCTGTAGATGCCGACCGAGCGGCAGATCGTCGACGCCTACACGCGGCGCGCGCTGCTGCTGCTGCGCGTGGCGAATGGCATCGCGGACGACGCCGTGCGCCGGCTGCGCAAGCTCGCCAACGAACTGCGCGCACTACTGGCGGGCGTCGACATGTCCGCGCTGGGCCGTCGCGATCTCGCCGCATTGCTGCGTGACATCGAGGCTGCCATTGCCGCCTGCTATGACGGAATCGACGGCGAAACGAGCGACGCAACCGACCAGATCGAAGACGACGAGGCGCAATGGGCTGCCGTGCTGTTCGGATTGCCAAAGCCGGATCGCGGGAACGCTGCTGCGCTCCTCGTGCTCGGCCTGTCGCTGGCGCGCATCTGGCAACGGCAGAAAGCCAACGCATCCGATCGCATCACGGCAATCATTCGCATCGCGATAGGAAGCGGGCAGGGCGCGGATGAGGTCATCAAGTCGATCGTCGGCGAAGGCCGGCGCGGGCGTGAGCGCGGTGGCGTGCTTGAGACGGATCGCACGCAGGCCGGAACGATCGTGCGCACCGCAGTCCGCGCGGCAACCATGGACGGGCAGCGGCGCGCATGGAAGGCCGCGGGCGTCCAGTACTTGCGCTGGCATTCGATCCTCGACAGCCGTACAACCATCGGCTGCGCGGTGCGCGCGGGCAAGATTTATACGGTCGATTTGCAGCCGGTCGGGCATGGCATTCCGATCGACCAGCCGCCGCCACGCCATTGGAATTGCCGGTCGATTCTCGTGCCAATGGCACCGGGATGGCAGCCCCCGGGCGACGGACACGATCCTTACATCGAATCATTCGACGACTGGCTGAAACGCCAATCGAACAAGGCGCAGGACGCGATGCTCGGCCCGACTCGTGCCGCGCTATGGCGCGCTGGGAAAATCACGTCACGCGATCTTCTCGGGCGCGGCGGCGAATCGCTCACCATCTCGGAACTGCGGGAATTGAAGGGGCTGTCGGCGTATGATGTTGCGGCATCGGGAGGCACGCATAGAGGATTCCTGCGTAGCCTTGACAGGATGACAGACGCGCAGATCGAGAAGTCCATCCGATCCAACGAGCAGAATATCGCTCTGCACGAAGACAAGATCGCGAATCCTCGAAAGTATCTCGATCCAGATATTTCTGACGAAGCGGTTCGCCGCTACACCGATGACTACTGGCCGAAAGAAATTCGAAAGTTCCAGGACGAGGCCGACATTGCGAGGGAGTACCTTCGCGAGCAAAGAGGTAGACCATGAGCACGAGGGACAATTCGGCCGCGCAATCGGTGTTGGAAAGCGTCATGGAGAGCGCCGTCAACGGGCTTGCCGATGCGCGCACGTCGGGTGATGAATCCGCGATCGCGGTGTATTACCACATCCTCAGCGTCGCAATTCACGGCGCGGAGGCGCTTGATCTCACGTTCTGGAACAACGAACTGAATCGGCTCAACCCCGACGCGCTTCTGAAATCGCCGACGCCGCATCGCGCTTGAGGTAGATCATCGGCCCCGCCGAACCCCGCCCCGCGCGGGGTTTTTCGTTTCCGCGGCGCAGGGGTGTGCGGTGACACATGGTTTGAGGAACCGGGACAACACGGAATGACACGGTACTGACCGGGACGAAAGCCCGCAACGGCGCGGGTTTGGAGCCATTCCTCAACCCGCTACAAAAAAAAGCGCCGATTTGCGAAATCACTCCGCCGGCGCCAAGTCAGACACATGGTTTGCGAAATCGAAGGCCGCGGCAAGCTGCCTTCGAGCGGCATTCAAAACGCCTTCAACGCGCGGGCGGAGACTCCGGCCAGTCGCACGCGTACGCCATGCGATCCATCACGCCCTCGACCCAGCGGGCGAGCAGCTCCAGGCGCGGCCCGTCGAGGCCGGCGAGCGAGGCGACACCGGCCGCGGCCAGATACGCGTCCACGTCCATCTGCAGCCCGTAGCGCTCTGTCGCGAGCGCGACCTGTTTGACCATCGCCCGCCGCCGCAGCGGCCCGGTGATGATCGCGTTCCCCAGTAACGAAAAAAAGCGGCCTGGTTGAGGCGGCGCGGATGGCGCGGCCTCGGCCAATAGCGAGCGCATGCGCGCGACGCGTGCGTGATCCAGCATTGGGTTCCCTCCTGTTTAGGGTGCGGCGAGACGCGCGAACCGCAGGATTTGGGCCTGTGGAAGCCCTTCTGCCAGCCCCTCGTAGATCAGGCTGACCAGCTCCGCGTACTTCTCCGGCGGCAGCGGATCGCGGTCGACTACTCGATCGGCGGCAAGCGGAAGGCGGCTGGCGAGTTGGTGTACCGCACCTGGTAGGCGCGTCTCGGCTTTTGAGATGGCTGCCTGTAAGACTGATTTTGCAGGCGCTTGACATAGGCACGACGTGCCTATATAGTCCGTCCATGCCAGCCATCCGGCGCGGCGAAACAAGGAGAGACAACATGAGCAATATGACCGCCCAGGCTATTCGCGCAAAGACCTACGCCGACACATTTGCCGCGCAGCCGGTTCCAACGTCGACCCGTCGCAGCGCGGACAATCGCGACTACGTCGCGAAGCGCGCCGTTGAAGATGCAAGCCGTGAAATTGTCCGCGCTGTCGCAACCGGCGTCGGCCTGCCCGAGCCGACGAATGCAGATTTGGACTTCACTGACGCCGCATCCGTTTTTTCTAACGCGGGCGGCGTGATCCTGCATCGACAGGGCGGCTTGCAGATCACACCGGCCGCGCTGGAGTCGCGGAAATTTGTCACTGTTGTCTTCCGCGGCGAGCATGTCGCAGTGACTGTCGACGAAGCGTTCGATCGGGGTCTGCAAGAGAACGCTGACTGGGATCGTCCGTGCGAAGACGATGAGGCCATTCGCGCTATATCCGGCAACGCTGTAAATGCCGCGCGCAAGATGCTCGACGATATCCGCATCGCGTGACGCCCGACGCCTCCCGCCATGACCCGCGCCCGGAATATCTCCGGGCGCTGCTCGATCGCGCGGGCGTATCGCAGCGCGAGGCCGCTCGGCGCATCGGCATCAGCGAGCGCGTGATGCGCTACTACCTCACCCCAGAGGGCGGCGGCGCGGAGTCCAGGGCCGCGCCGTATCCCGTCCAGTTCGCGCTTGAGGCGCTCGCCGCCGGCAGGTAGCCCCGGCGGCGGCTTTGGGCCACACTTAAACGGCCGTTTTGGGCCGTTTTTCGTTTCGCAAACCAAGTGTCGCGATTTCGCAAACCAAGTGTCGCGCTACAAGGGGTGTGACTGACTCCCGTTCCCTGTCACACCCACCTGATTCCACGCTTCACCTCGTAGCCCGCACGCAGATGCGGCGGGCGCCTGTTCGGCCGGATGGCCGCATTTGGGCGGATGCCCGCACGAGGATTCCATGAAGCTCAAGACTGTCGAAATCGAAGGCAAGCAGTACGCGATCCTGCACGAGGGCATGCCCGTTTACGTGCACGACGACGGCAAGGAGGCGGGTTTCGATGCCGCCGGCACCGTCGCCACGATCCGCGCGCGCAACGCCGAAGCGAAGGCGAACCGAGAACGCGCCGAGACGGCAGAAGCCGCGCTCAAGGCGTTCGACGGCGTCGACGCGGAAGCCGCGCGCAAGGCCATCGATACCATCTCCAAGCTCGATCAGAAAAAGCTGATCGACGCCGGTCAGATGGATGCCGCCGTCGCTGCCGCGCTCAAGCCCGTGCAGGACAAGTTCGACGCCGAGAGCAAGCGCGCTGCGACGCTGGAACAGCAGCTGCACAACGAGATCGTCGGCGGGGCGTTCGCGCGCTCCAAATTCATCACCGACAAGCTCGCGATTCCGTCGGACATGGCGCAGGCCGCGTTCGGCAGCCGGTTCAGCGTTAAGGACGGAAAGCTCGCGGCCACCGGCGCCGACGGCAATCCGATCTTCTCGCGCAAGAACCCGGGCGCAGCGGCCGATTTCGACGAAGCCATGGAAATCCTCATCGACGCGTATCCGTCGCGGGACTCGATCCTCAAAGCGGACAACAAGCCCGGATCTGGCGCACCGACGAACAGTGGTGGCGGCAAGGGCGGCAAGAGCATCAATCGCACCGCATTCGATGCGCTCGATCCTGCCGGTCGGCAGGCGCACATCGCCGGCGGCGGCACTGTCACCGACTAAGCATTCGAGGTTTTTCTAATGGCCAACACGCTCACCGGCATCATCCCGACCCTGTACGAGGCGCTCAATACCGTCTCGCGCGAAATGGTCGGCCTTATCCCCGCGGTTCGCCGCGATTCGAACGCCGAACGCGCCGGCGTTGGTCAGACCGTGCGCGTCCCGATTGCCGAGGCTGGCGCGCTGGAAGACATCACGCCCGGCCAGACGCCCGCCAACAGCGGTGACACGACCATCGGCTATACCGACATCGTCATCACGAAGTCGAAGGCGGCTCCGGTCCGCTGGAACGGCGAGGAAGAGCGCGCCGTCGGCACGAACGGCACGTACAACCGCATCCTGGCCGATCAGTTCACCGACGCGATGCGCAAGCTCGTGAACGCAGTCGAGGTCGATCTCGCCGTCGCTGGCAAGGCCGGCGCATCGCGCGCGTACGGCACCGCCGGAACCACGCCGTTCGGCACGGCCGGTGACCTGTCGGACTTCGCTGGTGTGCTGCAAATCCTCGAGGACAACGGCGCGCCGAAGACCGACCTGCAGCTCGCGCTTGGCTCGGCCGCAATGGCGAACCTGCGCGGCAAGCAGTCGGTGCTGTTCAAGGTCAACGAGGCCGGCAGCAATGACATGCTGCGCAATGGCATGACCGATCGCGTGCAGGGCTTCGCGTTGCGCAACTCGGCCGGCATTGTGCTGCACACGAAGGGCGATGGCTCGGCCTACGTCACGAACGGTGCGACCGCGAAGGGTGTGAACGCGATTGCGCTCAAGACTGGCGCAAACAACGTTCTGGCTGGCGACGTCGTGACCTTCGCTGCGGACGCGGTCAACAAGTATGTCGTTAACAAGGGCATCGCGGCGCCGGGCACGATCACCATCGGCGCTCCGGGCGCGCGCATCGCCATTCCCGACGGCAACGCGCTCACGATCGGCGGCAATTACGTGCCGAACCTCGCGTTCGCGCGTTCGGCGATCGTGCTCGCGGCGCGCGCGCCGGCAGTTCCGACCGGCGGCGACGCCGCGGACGACGCCATGACGCTGACCGATCCGGTCACCGGCATGACCTTCGAAGTGCGCGTGTACCGCCAGTACCGCCAGGTCAAGTACGAGGTCTGCCTTGCCTGGGGCTGCGCCGCGATCAAGCCCGAGCACATCGCCGTCCTGATGGGCTGATCCATCACGCCCCGCCGGCATGCGTCGGCGGGGCGTCTGCGAGGAATATTCCATGGCACGCACCAAGAAGACAGAAGTCCCTGATAAAGCGGACGGCGTTGCGGAAGAAAAGCACGACGCTGATCAGCCGGTCAGTTCCGACCTCGTGCGCATGATGAAGTGCGCCGACACGCTCGATGTGCATCCGACATGCGTCGCTGCGCACAAAGCGGCCGGTTGGGTCGAAGGCTGATCGATGTCGCTCGTCGTCGAAGATGGCACCGGTCGCGCGGACGCTGAGAGCTACGTCGCTCTCGCGTTCGCTGACGACTATCACGCCAAGCTCGACAACGCCGCGTGGGCGGCTGCCGGTGATACGACGCGTGAGGCCGCGCTGCGCCGCGCGACGCAGTACCTGGACACGCGTTACACATTTGCCGGCGCGCCACTGACCACGACCCAGGCGCTGGCTTGGCCGCGCGACATCGCGCCGTGGCCGGTACGCGCCGTGCAGAACGCAACGTGCGAGGCCGCGCTGCGCGCGCTCGACGGCGCGCTCTACACCGACGTCGCCGATGCGCCCGTGACGCAGGAAACCGTGGGCCCGATCTCGGTCAGCTACGGCGTGGGGCAGAACGGTGGGCAAACCCGCCTCACCATCATCGACGACATGCTGCGCGCCTTGCTCGGCGGCATCGGCCGCATGACGCTGCGCGTGGAGCGCGCTTCGTGACCGGCTTCGATTACGCGCGCACGGCCGCGACGGCGGGGCGTCTGCTCGAACGCTTCGGGCAGGTCGTCACGTTCACGCGCACTGACCCCGATGGCAGCGTGCATCCGTACTCGGCCGTCGCCGTGGTCGCCTCTACCGTCAAGCACGTGCTCGGCGACTCCGGTGTCCAGATCGGCGACGACAAGCTACTCGTCGACGCGAGCGTCTCGCCCGCACCGGGCGACCGTGTCGCCTACAACGGCGGCTCGCGCGTCATCGTCGATCCGGTCATCGCCATCAATCCCGGTGGCACGCGCGTGCTCGTCGAGTGTTACGCGAGGGCCGGCTGATGACGACAGTCACCATCACGCTCGACGACAAGACCGCGCAGGCCGTGCTCAAGCGCGCTGGTGGCGTTCCAGGCGAGAAGGCGATGCGCGCCGCGTCGTTGGAAATGAAGCAGGGCGCCTACAACGCCTTCCGCTTTGCCTCGTCGCCAGATGGCACGCCGTGGCCTGCACTCAAAGCCGCCACGCTCAATGCGCGCGCGCGCCGTGGCAATCACAGCATCCAGCCGCTGATCGACACCGGCGCGATGTACGGCGGCATCGAGGCCGCGAATACGGCGACGGACGCCAGCGTCACGATCGGCGACGGCCTGCCCGATGCGCGCGCCTGGTACAACCAGTTCGGCACGCTCGCCGCCGGCGGCCGCGTGCCCGCGCGCGCCATGTTGCCGATGACGCAGAGCGCCGCGAATCCGACGCAAGCATGGCTCGAAACCGTGCTCAAGCCGATCCGCGATTCGATCACCGAGACGACTGAGGCATGAACGCGCGCCTGTCCATCGCCGCCATCGCCGCGCACCTGAGCGCCGCGCTCGATCCCGCGCTCGGCCTCACGCGCGTCGGCACCGGCTACGACCGCGACTACATCACGAACTTCTCGAAAGCGTGGCCGGCCGTGTGGGTTGCCGCGCAGCGCCTGACGCGCCTGGATGACGGCCGAGGCTTCTCTGGCGTGTTCCGCCAGCACTGCAAGGTGGAGATCGCCGTGCGGCTCGTCGTGCAGCGCTACGCCGACGGCAGCGTCGACGGCGAAGCACGCCTGAACGCGCTGCATAACGCTGTCGCTGACGCACTCAAAGACTGGACGCCCCCCGGCGCCGACGAACCGCTCGTCTGGGAGTCCGCCGCCGACGGCGACGCGACCGAATCGCTGATGTCCGCCGACCTGATCTTCTCGACAGCATGCACCTACGCGAGGGCCGCGACATGACCGAACTGCACCCATTCCCGCTTTCCGGCGGCGCGTACCGCGTTGTCGATGGCGCGCTCGTCCCCGATGACGGTCGCGTCGATCCGGCGCCCGCTGCCGAACCCGAACCCGACACCGGCGACGCCGCGGCGGCGACCGCCGAGCCGATCGTTCCCCGCCGCCGCAAGCACTCCGAGGACTGAACCATGGCCCAGCCTGCATTGGAATCCTTCAAGAAGCGCACCCTGCTGCTCAAGGCCGAAGCGACCGAAGGCACCGACTCCAACCCTGTCGGCGCTACGGACGGATTCCGCCTGTTCGATGGCAGTAGCTCGACCGAGTTCGACAAGGTCGAACGCCCGCTCGACAAGCCCTTTTTCGGCGGCGATCCGTTCGCCATCACCAACAAGCGCGCCAAGATCGAGGGCGACTTCGAGCTCTATCCGCCGGCGACGCCGGGTGCGGCGAGCACGTCCGACGCCGACTGCGCACGGATCTTGCTCCCCGCCGGAATGGCTGTCGTCAAGAACGCGGGCAACAAGACGACGCGCTACAACCCGATCAGCTCCGGCATTCCGTCAGCGACCGCGTACTGGTATCACGTCCGCCGTCTCATGAAGGTGCTCGGCGCGCGCGCGAACATTTCCGGCCTGTCGATCGCGATCGGCGATCGGTTCAATGGCAAGGGCAGCATCCAGGGCGACTACGTCGACTGGTCGACCTCGGTCATTCCGACCGTCACGTTGCCGACGAAGGTTCCGGTTGTGGCGAGCGCGCGCAACATGCGCACGACGCTGTCGACGCTGGACCGCGGCGCGACCGCGAGCACGGATGGCACGCCACTCGCCGATCTGCTCGTCTGGGCCAAGTCCCTCTCGATCGACTTCGGCAGCGACCTCAAGCACAAGGAATACTCGAGCAAGAGCGTCAACGGCATCGATGATCGCAAGCCGACGTTCAACCTCAAGCTGGCGACCACCGACATCACCGGCGACTTCGACCCGCTCTACGTGCGCGACAACGGAATCATCCTCGTCGCGAACGTCAAGCTGTACGAGATCAGCGGCACGCCGGACGCGGTTCTCACGGGTCTGTATTCCTGCCTCAACGTCCGTTGCCAGATCGAGAACGTCAACCCGACGGAAATCGACGGCGACGACGGGTGGGAGATCACCGGCTCGTGCATTCCGTCGTCTGCCGGCGGCGACGAGTTCTACATCGAGTTCGGCGACGACACCCCGTAACGCACCCCGCGCGGTCGGCGCCCCGTCGGCCGCGCGCATCTTTCCTTTCGCAACCGCAGGAGTTCAACGAATGGCCGTTTCCACCATCAAGATCACCGAAGTCAAAACGCATCCGCTCCGCATCGACATCCAGACGAGCGCCGCCAGCGGTTACTTCACGGGGCACGCAAAGGTGCTCAAGAAGACCGAGTTCGAAGAATTGCGCAAGGCGGTCATCGATGGCGAGTACGAGGATCGCGAGGAAGAACTGCTGCGCTACATGTACGAAAAATTCGATGGCTTCGGCGATGGTGACGGTTTCACCGAAATCCTCTCCGGTACGGCCAGCGCATACTTGTATCCGGCTGCCACTTCCGCTTTCTTTGAGCAGTTCGGCGAGGCCCGCCGGGGAAACTCCGGCAAGCGGCGCTCGCGCTGACGGGCCTGGGCGACGGATCGCCCTGCGAGGATGACGAGCTCGATGACGACGGTGTTGTCGAGCAGTCCTTGGACGATGAAAGCGACGATGGCCGCACGCTGGTCGTCGAGGTCGAGGTATGGGCCTGCAATCTCCCCGCGCTGGGCGTGTTTCAGCTATGCCCTGTCGACGGCATCGGCGCGGGAATGGGCGGCATTGCATGGACGGGCATCGCGCCTACCGAGATTCGCGCGGCCTGCGCGCTCAAGCGCATCGCGCCCAGCGAGTGGCCGGACATCGCCGATGACGTGCACTACATGGGCGGCGCGGTTGCCGAAGAGCGCAACCGGCGCGCCGCGGCAGAGGCCAAGCGGAAGAGGTAGAGCACGCCCGCCTCGTCGCTTGGCATCCTGCCGGCGTCCGGGACTCCTTGCCCCTCGCATGTCGCTGACTCGGCGGGCGCGGGGATAGCTTGCCGCAGGCGGCGTGGCAGCGATGCTGGCATTTGCTGCGTCATGCGGTAGGGGAATCAGGGCGGGGCGCGTGCGAAATCTCTTACGCGCACGCCGGGGTGTGACTGACCCATCTACATAGTCACACCCCGGCGCCGCCACGATCGCCGCATGGTCGAATCAGCATCCAACGGTGGCAGCGATCAGCAGGCGAAGGCGCCCAACATCGCCTACCTCGACGCGCTGTTTCTCGGCTTCGGCCATCCGGGCACCGCGCCGATGCTCCAGATCGACGCGCCCATCGACTGGAAGCGCCGCGAGCTGACGCTGCCGGAACGCTTCTGCGTGCCGCTCGCCGGTCCGGATGGCGAGCCGATCGGCGAGATCGAGTTTCGCTTCCTCACGACAGCAGGGCGTGCAGGGCGTTTTGCAGCCATTGCAATCCACCCGGCACATGCGGAAGCCCCGCCTTCAATCCCTCGGTTGCAAGCACTTTCACCCCTTCCGCGGGGAGGGATTTGATTTGCGCAACCAACTTCGCTTTCACGCTGCTCGGTTCTTTCGAGGCTTCGACCTCGCGCACGAGCAACGCCTGTATCGGCGCGACGTCCAGTCGAACCGTGACGACGCCGAGGATCGCGCCAAGGCCACCGTCGTCGACGAGAAAGTCGATGCCTTTGGCCGTGATGCGCACGTCGCGAAGCTGGCGACCGCCGGTGAAGTGCGCGTCACGGAACGTGACCAATCCATGCTCTTGCAGATAGGTCAGCTCGCGAATGAGTTCCTCCGGCAGCGCCACGTTCGAAAACTCCGCGACCGGGTTGTCCACGATCTCCGGGTAGAAGTCGCGCGCGATCTCAAGGATTCGTCGCTGCGTCTCGCGATCAAAAGGCTGCGTCATGGGGTGTCTGCGATCAATCCGGGCGGCAGCGCGCTACTCGAGCGCCGACTTCGCGTTGTTGCCCGCCTGCTCCGTGTCACTTCGCGCGCTACGCATCGTGGCCTTGAGCATTTGAGCGCGGCCGTCGCTCACGTCCGTCAGCAGCTGATTCACAGCCGAGTAGTCGGCGCTCTTCGCCGCATCGGCGCCGCCCGCGAACGCGGCGGCGAGTACGAGCAAGCAAACAAGCACTGCACTGCGCATTGCGATTTCTCCCTGTTCCCCGCGACGGGGGTCTGAGCGATGGCCGAGCAGACCATCACCCTACGCATCGTCGCGGACTCCGGCAAGCTTGTCGGGCAGGTCAACGTCGCCAAGAGCGCGCTGCGCGACCTGGGCGGCGAGGGCGAGAAAACGGCAGTAGCGCTGACCAAGACGGCGGCTGCGGCCAACTCGGTGGAAAAGGCGGCGGCGAAGGTTGGCGCGGCAATCGGCGCGACCGCTGCAGCTGCGGCGGCGGCGATCGGCGTGCTGGTGAAAAACCAGATCGACTACGCGGCCAGCCTGGTCGTCACCTCGCAGCGCATCGGCGCAAGCGTCGAGGACTTGAGCGCATTGGGCGCGGCCGCACGGCGCAACGATTCGGACTTCAAAGCCGTCGTGAGCGGACTGGACGCGGTTGCGGAAGCGGCTGCGCGCGCAGGTTCCGGTGCGGGCGCCGGGGCGCGGCAATCGAGCGCCGCGTTCGTCGCGCTCGGGGTATCGGTGAACGGCGCGAACGGCCAACTGCGCCCGACGCTGGAAATCATGGAAGACGTGGCACGCGGCCTGTCCAAGCTGCCAGACGGCGCGCTCAAGACGCGCCTCGCCACGCAGTTGCTCGGCGAGGCCGGCAAGGATTTGAACGCCACGCTCAAGGAGCTCGCCGCCGACGGCATGCAGGGCCTGATGGATACCGCCGCGCGGACTGGCGAGGTCATCAGCACGCAGGCGGCGGAGCAGGCCAAGAAATTCACAGACGACCTGCAAACGCTCAGCGCGCGAATCGGCACGTTCGGTCAGGGTGTCGCGCAGGATGTTTTGCCAGCGGTGCTCGCGCTGACCGCGGCGCTGCTCGACACCGAGGCGGCGTCCGCCAAGACCGGCGCGCAGGCGAGCACGTTGCGCGGGTTCATGGCGGGCCTCGGCGAAGCCGTGCTTGTCGCCAAGGAAACCTTCTCGGTGCTGTTCACGATGCTCTTCGGCGGCGTCGACATGCTGATCGGCGTCGGCCAGATTGTGAAAGGCCTGATGGAGAATCTGGCGTACGCGGCGGCATCGGTCGCTGCGCTCGCCACCGGGCAGGTATCGCTGGCGCGCGACCTCGCCGGCAAGGCATCCGATGCGTTGGCAACCGGCTGGGAGAAAGGCTCGCAGCGCATCGCGAGCGCGTGGGAGAACATCAAATCAGCGGGCGCGGATGCCGACGCGAAGATCAAGGGCTATCAGGATCGCATCGCCCAGGGTAACCGCGACATCGAGGCCAGCGCCGCGGCGGCTGCCGCCAAGATCGCGCTGATTGCGGCCAATGCCGCCGCCGTCAAGGGCACGCAGTTCGAGAACGTCGCCTACGGCTCGGCCAGCATAAGCGCCGCCGACGGCGCGGTCGCCGTTGCGCAAGCCAACGAAGCCGCCGCAGCGCAGAAGCGCTACGCCGACGCGCTTGCGAAAACGGCGGGCGCGCACCGCACCGCGGCCGATGCCGCCGACACGAGCGCTATCGCCGAAAAGCGGCTCGACGACCAACTCGATTCGCTGCGCGGCGGCCTGAGCGAAACCGCGAAGGCGCAGGCCGATTACGACAAGGGCTTGCGCCAGCTAGCGGCGAACATCGCAGCCGCGGCGCTGGCCGGCGTCGATGCGGACAAGATCGCGCGCGCGCAGGCGGAAGGTGAGACGCTGCTCAAGCAACGGCTTGCGGAGACGAATGCGGAAATCGCAAAGCGTGGCGACGTACTCGGCAACTACCTCACGGAACTTGCCGACCAGAGCGCGATGCTGAAGATGACCGACCGCGAAAAGGCGATGGCCGAGGCGGTGAAAAAGGTCACTGACGAGTGGAACAAGAACGTGCTCGCCGGCGTGAAGAACAAGCAGACGCTGGACGTAGTGACGGCCGGCGCACGCGCAGCGGCCGGCGCGCAGTTCGACTTGCAAAAGCAGTCGGCCGACGTCGCCGACGTGCTCTCGCAGTTCGGCGAAGTCGATCCCTTCACAAAGATGACCGACCAGCTGGCGCTCCTGTATGAGCGGCTCGCGGAGCTAAAGGATCACATTCCCGACGCGTTCAACGCCAAGGAAATTGAGAAGGTGCAGCGCGCGATCGACGGCGTCAGCAAGTCGATGGAGCAGCAGAATATTGGCCTGTTGCAGCAGGGCGTAAGCAGCCTTCAGCGCTTTGCGAAAGAGGGCACCGCTGCGTACACCGCGCTCGGCATCGCGCAAGACGTGCTGGCCTACAAGTCAGCGGTCGCCGCGATCGCGAACCAAGGCGGAGGCGATGTGTACACCGCGTTTGCCCGCATCGCCGCGATGATTGCGTTGATGGCGTCGATCGGCATTCGCGTCGGCGGCGGCGGTAGCTCTCCCTCTGCGCAGTCCGCCGAAGTGCGCCAAGCACAGCAAGGCACCGGCACCGTGCTCGGCGATGCCGATGCGAAAAGCGAATCCATCGCCAAGGCCGTGGAGATCACGGCCAACGCCACCGAGCAGCTTGTCGGCATCAATCGCGGCATGTTGAATGCCCTGCACAACCTCGAAAACGCGCTCGGTGCGGCCGGAAATCAGATTGCTCGCGGCGCGGCGAATGCCGATTTCGGAGCCAGCCCCGGCGTTGGGCTTGCTCCGGGCCTGATCATCAAGATTGCGTACGGCCTCGACGGTGGAAAGGGCGACTGGGCCAACCTGTTCCACGAAGACCCGGAGCTGATCGACCAGGGCGTGAAGCTGCTGGGCGGCTCACTCAGCGACATGCTCGACGGCATCGTCGCGGTCGCGTACCAGGAATTCAAGACGGGGCACGGACTGCTCGGCAGCCTGTTCGAAGATGACGACTACGACGAGCTGACCGCCAGTATCGGCGACAAGCTCAATCACCAGTTCCAGCTCATCCTCGGCGGGCTCGCGGACACCGTTGAGCAGGCCGCCGTCGCGCTGGGACTCCCGCTTGAGGACGTGCAACGCAAGATCGCTGCATTTCAGATTGCAGCGCAAACGATCAGCCTCAAGGACCTCTCCGCGGAGGATCAGCAGAAAGAACTGGAAGCCGTTTTCAGCAGCATATTCGACGGCCTCGCCGGCGCCGTCGTTCCGTTCATCGAGAAATATCAACAGGTCGGCGAAGGCCTCGGCGAAACGCTCGTACGCGTGGCCACGGAAG